ATGGCCACACGTTCCTCGAGGTCGGGGACGAGCGGGCCCGTGGGCTGATGGTCGAGTACGAGGTCACGCTCGAAGGACGCGCGGCCCGCTGGCGACTCGATCGCGAGCTCCTCGAGCGTGAGCTCGTCGGCTGTACGACCCCTGCGGAGCGGGCCACCAAGTCGCGCGAGGTCTTCTACCTGGCGCAGAGCAACGAGTGCTTGTGCCGATTCGACGACGCCGCCGCCCTATACGCCGAGCGGGCCCTCATGGAGGTCTACCCGGAGGAGCGCTTCGTCGCCCAGCTGCGGCTCGGTCGTTGCCTATGGCGCCTCCACGCCTCGCAGGCCTCGGTCGTCCAAGCCCTTCGGACCGCCCATCAGATGCGGCCCGAGCGGGCCGAGCCTCTCTACGATCTGGCGTGCTTCTTCCGCGATCACGACTTCTGGCAATCCTGCTACGAGGACGCTCGCGCGGCCGCCGCGCTGCCGCGCCCACCGGGCTCGCCGCTCTTCCTCGAGCACGAGATCTACGGATGGCGGGCCAAGCTGCTCCACGGCATAGCGGCCATGCGGTGCTGTCTCTGGGACGAGGCCGCGACGATCTTCGGCGACCTGCTGGACGGCGACAGTCTGTCGGCCCTCGAGCGGCAGCGGGTCGAGCGCAATCTTCGGTTCGTCACCACGCAATGCAACGCGCCAAGGACCGCTGACGCCGGCTCATGATCAAGACCGCGATGCGCGACGCCCTGGCGAAGTACGTGCCGAATCCCCTCCAGGAGGCGATGGCGCGCTTCGACGCGTGGGTCAATCAGGCGACCGGATTCGGGACCCTGCGGGACAAGACCACGTATGGGCGCGTCCAGCCACTCGAGCGGATCAACGACGTCGAGCTCTCGGCCCTCTACCACACCTCCGACATCGCGGCCCGCATGGTGGACGTGGTCCCGCAGGAGATGCTCCGCGAGGGCTTCGGGGTCGACCTCGGGGGTGACATCAAGCTCAACACGATGGTTGCCGAGAAGCTCGACAACCTGACGGCCGACCGAAAGTTCGCCGACGGGGTCCGTTGGGGACGTCTGTACGGCGGGGCCGCGCTGCTCATCGGAGCCGATGACGGACGGCCGCCCGAGAAGCCCCTCATTCCGGAACGAGCGCGCGACATCGACTACCTGTACGTGATCGAGCGGCGTGTCCTCTGGCCGGTCAGCTACTACTCGGAGCCCGGTCACCCGAAGCTCGGCGAGCCCGAGACCTATATGGTGACCCCGACGACCATCGGGGGCGGTGGGGGCGGACGGACGACGGTCGTTCACGAGTCGCAACTCATCATCTTCCGCGGGGCCAAGACGGGCGCCTTCGAGCGCATCGCGATGGCCGGCTGGGACGTCTCGGTCCTCCAACGTGCCTACGAGGTGATCCGCTCGTTCGACACCGGCTGGAAGGCGGTCGAGACCCTCCTGACGGACGGCAATCAGGCGATCTTCAAGATGACCGGCCTGGCGGACATGATCGCCTCTGGCCAGCAGGACGCGCTCCGCAAGCGGCTCAACATCATCGAGCTCTATCGGTCCGTCATGCGGGCGCTCGTCATCGACGCGGACTCCGAAGAGTCCTACGAGCGCACCAGTGTCTCGATGGAGGGCATTCCGCTGACGCTCGACCGCTTCATGTTGCGGCTCGCCGCGGCGGTCCAGATCCCCGTGACGATCCTCATGGGGCAATCGCCGGCCGGCATGAACGCCACCGGGGAGAGCGACTTCCGATGGTTCTACGATCGGATCCGCGCCGAACAGACGACCGAGTTGGCGCCAAAGATCCGCCGACTGGTCGACATCTGGCTCCGCACCAAGGCGTCGCCGATCGGGCGCGTCGAGCCCGCGAAGCGCCCCACCATCACGGTCACCTTCCCGGCCCTCTGGACCCCAAGCCCGGTCGATGAGGCGACGCGCCGCAAGGCGATCGCCGATGCCGACTGCGCCTACATCGACCACGGGGTCTACCTCCCGGAGGAGGTCGCCGCGACGCGTTCGCGCCCCGAAGGGTACGACGACGGGCCGGTCCGTCTGAGCGACGCTGCCCGCGCGGCGCGCGCGAAGCTACTGGGCGATGACCTCGCCGCCATGGCGGCCGGCACCCCCCCGGTCCCCGTGGCCCCCACGTCCCCTACGGGGGCAGGCGCGGCCGCCCAGAAGCCCAAAGCCGCGCCGCCACCAACGCCGGCTGAATGATGGCGGCGCGGCCGCGGGTCCGCCCGCCTCGGATCCGCCGCCGGGTCCCACCGGGGCATCGGATCTGCCAACGCTGCGGGGCCATCCGGACCGATCTCGAGGGTGAGGACCGGCGAATCGGCCGCCGCCATCGGGCCCGCTGGTTCTGCCACCGCTGCATCGATCGCCTTGAGGCCATCGCGTCCGCGCGGGCCGCAATGGCCAAGGCCCTGGCCGAGGCCCTCAAGGACCAATGATCCGTCGCAAGCCACGCCGACCGCCCGCACGGACGATCCGCCCAACGCGGGCCGCACGACGCGCCCGCGCCCCCCAGGCGCCCCGCGGGGTCGAGCTCTTTCTCGTGACCGTCATGCGGGGCGTGGCGGCGCGCTTCGCGGCCGCGATCTCGAAGCGCCTCATGGGCCACGTGGCGAAGTTCGCCAAGCCGGAGGAGACAGCCGAGCGCCACGACGCCGAGGAAGAGGACGAAGACGTCGACGACATGATGGATGCCCTGCGGGAGATCGCCGAGGGGCTGCGGACCAAAGAGCTCGAGAGCGGCACCAAGCTGGCCGGCCAGCGGGTCGTCGACCACTCCGAAAAGGAATTCGACCGCTTGGGGATTGATCTCGTGAAGGACGAGCCCAAGTGGGGGCCGCTGATCGACAAGTGGCAATCCGAGACGGTCGACCGCATCCGGGGCATGCAGGACGACCAGCTGGACAAGATCAAGGACATCCTCAGGAACGGCCGCGCCCATCGGGCCGAGACGTTGGCGGACGAGCTCGAAGAGCAGCTCGAAGGCGTGACGCGATCGCGCGCCGAGTTCATCGCCCGCGATGCGACCCTGAAGCTCAACGCCCACGTGACGCGAGAGCGCCAGAAGGCCTGCGGGATCGAGCAATACATCTGGTCAACGAGCCTCGACGAGCGGGTCCGCGACACCCACGCGGAGCTCGAGGGCCAGACGTTCAGCTGGGACGATCAGCCGGTCGTCAACGAGGACGGGGACGTGGGGCATACGGGGGACGACTACCAGTGTCGCTGCGTGGCGGTGCCGATCCTGCCCGAGCTGGATGAGGACGACGACGAGGAGTCGGATCAAGAGGGCGACGACGAGCCCCCGACCGACGAGGACGACGAAGAGGCTGCCGAAGAATGACCCCCCAGGTCCCCATGACGCGCGAAGCCGTGCTGGCGACCGCCCTGCAGGCCCATGGTCGCATCGCGATCGTCGGCGGCCCGCGGAGCGGCAAGACGACCCTCGCCCAGCTGGTCATCGATCGACCCGTCATCCACACCGACATGTTCCGCCACCTCCCGTGGGGCGACGTGCCGGGTACGATCATTCGCGCGTGCGCCGTGCAGCCGCGCTTCGTCGTCGAAGGCGTGCAGATCGCGCGGGCCCTGCGGGCTGGACTCCAGGTCGATGCGATCATCTACCTGGATGATCCGAAGGCCGAGCTGACCAAGGGCCAGATGGCCATGCAGAAGGCGATCGCGACGGTCTTCAACGAGTGGCGGGCCTGTCATCGCGAGGTGCGGGTCGTCTCGCCCGACATCGCTCCAGGGGAGAACGCTGCGGGGGAGATCGCTGCAGGGGAGATCGCGACGGGAGAGACCCCATGACGGTCGATGTCTTCTTCGACTTCGCGACCGACGCCAACTACGACGTCGAGAGCGATTCCTACGACGGGACCCCGACGAAGATCGAGCTCCTGTCGGGCGTCTACGCCCAAGGGGTGCGGCCCAAGAAGCAGTTCCCGGGTCAGTACTTCAACCAACTGTTTTCGAAGCTCGGCACCGCGGCGATCGTCGGGGCCAACACCGACACCACCTACACGCCGATCGCGGCCCAGACGGTCGTGCGGGTCACGAGCGCCGTCACGGCCAATCGGGCCTACCAGCTGGCCGCCGCGGCCCGCATCAACCAACGCGTCACGGTCTTTTGCGACGTCGGGTTCACCCACGAGGTCACCGTCAAGGACCAAGCGGGGACCGCGATGGTCGTGCTGGGCAACACCTTCACGTCCGACGGCCAGTGGTGCTCGTTCATCTGGGACGGATCCGCCTGGGGGGTCCTGTCGTCCATCCAGGGGGCGCGGCGCCCGATGGTGGAACCGGGATCGTTCACGACCCCAAGCGACCTGACGGCCCTCACGAATCCGCCCGACAAGACGACCCGCCACGTCGCGGGCTACGGGCTCTACATCTATCGGGCGGCATTCGATGACATCAGCAATCCATCCGATGGACTACTGATCGTCGATGGACATGGCGACGTCGGCAAGTGGTTGAAAGTCGACTACGCGCTGGCGACCATGAGGCTCGTCGCGACCGACACCCAGTACCTCACTGGCTCGCCGGTCGATATGTCGAGCCCTACGCTCAACAGCGACGACCCCGCGGCCCGCAACGCCGGCACGTCGGTCGGCACCAGGCTGCTGACCTGCTCGCCGACCTTTCATCTCCGGATCGGCGACGTCATTCGGGTCAGCTACTCGGTGTCGTTCTATCTCTGGGACGGCAGCGGGGCGGTGACGTCGGATCTGGTGGTCGGCGTGGGGCACAGGTTGCCGGCCGGCGCCGCGCACGCCTACTACAACGAGACAATCGATCGGGCAGCGCAGAACAGCGGGGCACTAAATCTCGGGATCGCCTACACGCAGGGCGGACCGACCAAGGATCCGCTACGGATCAATATCTCGCGCACCATCGAGCATCGAGTCGGGCTCGAGCTCGTGACGAACCCTGAGGACGCTGTCTTCGATCTCGTCGCCGCGACCGACGCGCACCCATTGGGAAAGATCCTCCAGGGAACAATGCTCTCGGTCTCCCAGTACCGGACGGCCCTTTGAGCGACGTTCCCGACAAGGCCTC